GTATGCTATGGGTCATGGCATCTTGCGTCCTGAGTGCGCTATCGAATTGGCTACTGGTGCAGTTGCCTAATCAATGAAGTAACCCCAAGGGGAACTCTCGTAACTGGGGGTTCCCCTTTTTTTTATTATTGGTGATTATATGACTACTGTTCTGACTCCGACATCGGAGCTTGAAGCGATCAATACGATTCTATCCGTTATTGGCGAATCTCCTATTTCATCTTTGTCGGATATCTCGTCAGTAGCTGATGCCGTTACGGCAAAATCCATTCTATCGGAAGTCTCCCGCCAGGTTCAAACCAAGGGATGGCACTTTAATACCGAGAAAGATTTCGAACTATCTCCTGATACATTTTCAAAGGAGATCGTAATTCCCTCCAACGCACTCAGAGTTGATGCTATGGGTGATGATAGGGAAGTGGATGCGGTGCAAAGAGGCTCGAAGCTCTATGACCGTGTGAACCACACATTCCAATTTACAAAGAGCATCAAGTGTGACCTTGTGGTCCTCTTGCCATTTGACGAACTTCCTCAGGCTGCTCGTCACTACATTACAATCAAGGCTGCTCGCATATTCCAATCACGTACGGTTGGATCTGAAGCCTTGTACCAATTTACTGCTGTAGATGAAAAGGATGCGCTCCTCGATCTCAAGAGAAACGAGGGGATCACTGGGGATTATAATATCCTCACGAGCAATCCAACCGTCTTTAGATCCCTTATTAGAGAGTAGATTATGCTGATTTCCCAGTCCATCCCAAACTTGGCGAATGGTGTCTCTCAGCAACCCTTTACCCTTCGTCTAAGCTCCCAAGCCGAGCTTCAAGAGAACGGGATGAGCACCACATCACAGGGGCTGAGGAAACGCCCACCTACCAAACATCTCAAAAAGATCCTCTCTGGTAGCTACACCAACGCCTACATCCACACGATCAATCGTGAGGAGATTGAGCGTTATGTTGTGGTGATATCAGGTGGTGATCTCAAGGTGTTCGATCTTGCTGGAGTGGAGAAGACCGTAAGCTTCCCTAGTGGCAAAGCCTATCTAACGGCCGCTGATGCCTCCGCCAATTTCCGTGCTGTCACCGTAGCTGATTATACGTTCATTGTGAACAAGGGATTTACTGTAACTACAGGTGCTACTACGGCAGCATCCCGCAATCCAGAGGCATTGGTAAGCGTCAAGGTAGGCAACTACGGTAAGACCTATGCCATCATCCTCAATGGATCTACAGTTGCAACCTATACAACCCCTGATGGTACGTCTGGATCACACACTGCTGCGATCTCCACAGATAACATCGCTAGTCAGCTCTTCAGTCAGATGTCTGGCTTGGCTGCTTCAGGGTACACAATCAACCGATACGGCTCTGTCATCCATATTAGCCGTACCTCGGAGTTCACCATTCGATGTGAGGATGGCTTCAACAATGGTGCGATGCTCGCCCTCAAGGATCAGGTTCAGAAGTTCCAGGATCTCCCTGCCAACGCAGGTGTCAACGGCTTTGCCGTAGAGGTCATTGGCGATAAGCAAACCGGATTCGATGATTTCTGGGTGAAGTTCGATAGCACCGGAACTGGAGCTTGGAAGGAAACCATCAAGCCAGGCACACGCCTTGGCTACACCGCAACCACGATGCCACACACGTTGGTTCGTAATGCGGATGGTACCTTTACGTTCGCTCCAACCGTATGGAATGATAGGACCGTAGGAACCCTTACGTCAAACCCTGATCCATCTTTCGTAGGCAAGAAGATCACCGATATCTTCTTCTACAGAAACCGATTGGGCTTCCTTGCTGATGAGTCTGTGATCTTTTCAGAGGCTTCTGAGTTCTTCAATTTCTACCGCACAACGGTAACGGAGTTGATTGATTCGGATCCGATTGATGTCACGGTATCCCACACCAAGGTGTCAACCCTTCAACACGCCATCCCGTTCAACCGTCAGCTCCTCCTGTTCTCGGCTCAGTCCCAGTTCGTGGTAGAGGCTGGTGATCTCCTCACACCCAAAACCATAGCCATCAAACAGGCTACGGAGTTTGAGAGCGATCCTAACGTCAAACCTGCTGGTATTGGTAAGAACGTGTACTTCGCCCTAACCAAAGGTGATTATACGGGTGTTAGAGAGTATTTCCCAGTTGATGAGATTTCAGGTATCAACGATTCAGTGGAAATCACAGGGCATGTACCACAGTACATCCCTAAGAACTGCTATGAGTTGGCTCCTTGTTTGACCGAGGATATCCTTGTAGCATTGTCCAAGACTGATCGTAGCTCAATGTGGGTCTACAAGTTCTATTTCAACAACAATGAGAAGCTGCAAAGCTCTTGGTCGAAATGGACTCTCGATTCCACCGATAGCATTCTGAACGTGGACTTCATCCTGTCCGAGATGGTTCTGGTTATCCAGAGATCCGATGGGCTGTATCTAGAGAAGCTCTCGGCTGCCGTTGGTGACATTGGTGTCAATGAGCCATACACGGTTCACCTAGATCGTAAGCTCACAGTGGCGAAAGCCAACATGACTTTTGATGGCACCTACACCAACATCCCCGTGGCCTATCTCCCAGGTCCGATCACAAGCGGATCATGGGAAGCGATCATTGCAACGGGTCAGCCCAAGAAGGCTGGAACCCGCCTGGCTTTGACATCCACCGCAACAGGTGCTCGCATCACTGGTGATTACACCAACTGTGATCTGATCGTTGGTAGGAAGTACACCTTCCGCTACCAGTTCAGTCCTATCACAATCAAGCAGCAAGCGGGTCAGGCTATTAAGTCTGATACCCAAGGCCGTCTCCAGTTACGTACGATGCAGGTGAATTTCGCTAAAACAGGATACTTCACTGCTAAGGTAACACCTGAAGGAAGATCTACGTACACGTATGTATATTCAGGCAAGACCTTAGGTCAACCATCGTCAACGATTGGAACGATTGAACTCGATACAGGTAATACGAAGTTCCCCATTCTCGCTCAGAACACAGGCGTAACCATAGAGCTGAATTCGGATGCTCCGTTGCCTTGTGCATTTCTAAGTGCAGATTGGGAAGGAATGTATGTCAAACGAAGCAGAGGCATGTAAGCCTTTTGTTCGGGAAGCAAAGTTACTCGATGTCCTTATATTGGCATCGAACATCCGAGAGTGTGATCGGAAGGAGATCTGGCATATGTCCAGAAAGTCTCCTGAAGACGCCTTTCGGATTGGCTATGAGGTAAGTGATACTCCCTTTGTTATTGAGCATCGCACCAAGCCTGTAGCCATGTTTGGAGTTTCAGGCACCAAGGGATCCATAGGGGTTCCTTGGATGCTCGGAACAGATGATATCAAAAGAATCAAAAAGCCGTTCCTCAGGGAATGCCGAGATTACGTAGAGATGATGCACGAGCATTACCCTACACTAACGAATTATGTTTGGTCTAAGAACATTGTTCATATTGCATGGTTGAAGTGGTTGGGCTTTGAATTTGGTAAGCCTGTAGCTATGGGACCGGACAATGAATTGTTTATCCATTTTTATAAGGTAAGATAGTATGTGTGATGTCACAGCCGCTTTAGCTATTGCATCCGTTGTATCTACCGCATCTACAGTCTATCAACAGCAGCAAGCTGCCAATGCTCAGGCTGATGCGAATCAGCGTACCTACGATGCACAGATGGCAGCGTATAACGCTAACATAGCCAATGCCAACCTCACCAAAGTGCAGGAAGCAGAGAATCTCTCTCAGAAAAAGATTGAGAACAATGCTCAAGCCCGTCGTGAGATGGCCAAAGCCACCGTTGCAGGTGGAGAAGCTGGTATCTCTGGATTGTCCGTAGATGCCCTCCTGGCTGAACTAGGAGGCAATGCAGGTGATGCGAACGCCAGTGCAGAACAGAATTATTTAAGGCGTGATAGAGCCATTGAGGCAGATAAGATGAACGCATGGGCTGGTACAGCCAGTGCCATCAACTCCCTCAAGACTCCTCAAGAGCCGGATTACATTGGTGCAGGTCTGAGGATCGCAAACACCGCAAACGATTATTTCAATCCGAGAGTATCTGATGCTCGGACTAAGCGATTAGGTTAAGGAGAAACTATGGCAAGGGTACAAGTGGATTCCCGTGTAGGTGCTGAGGCACTACAAACGGTAGCCCTCCCTCGGCAACAGGCTGTTCAACAGCGTTTCGATCCCAACGAAAGCAAGGCATACCAACTGGCTACGGCTCTTGGAGCCAACCAGCCCATCATTGATAAGCTGTTCCAGGAGCAATCTCAACGAGATCAGGAACAGGCTGTTCGTGATGCAGGTGCTATGGGTGCCGAAGAGTTGGGTAAGAAGGTGAAATCAGGTGAACTGCCTACTTTCAGATCTCCTGTTTATGTAGCTACATTAAAGCATGTGTATGGTGAGAATGGTGTCGAGGCTCTCAAGAATGAGATCCATGAAGGCATCAAGAACAACACCCTCAATTTCGAGAGTGATGCACAGCTAAACGAATATATTACCAAGAAGCGTAATGAGTTTCTAGCAGGTGCAGATCGTTTCACGATCACAGGGTTCGATAAGAATCTGAACCAGTATCGTCAAACTCTGTCTGCTCTCAATACGTCCGTGTTGTCAAAGCGTACGGCTGACCGTGCTGAGGCAGAGGTCTATGACAACCTAAAGAACATCTACAATTCCGCTTCTACCGATCCTAATGTTACAGCAGATGGACGAGTAGAACAGATTGTAAATCGTTACAAGAATTACAGAAGCGATAACGTCGCCATCTTGGCTACTCCTGAGAAGCAGAGAGAAGCCCTTGTTATGGTGGCAAGGATCGCAGCCGAGAACAAGGATCGTGGTTTCCTAGATCGTTTTCTCAAGGCTGACTTGGGCGATGGTGTGACCGTTGAGAAGGTGCTAGGTCCCAAAGGCGTGGATGCCATCAACCGAGAGGTTGACCAGGTAGAGACCCGTCAGTACTACCAGCGTCTCCGTGCCAAGAGCGATGCCACCGATCAGATGACCGATGTGGTCATTGCCGAGATCGAGGCTGGACGTGATCCCCTCAAGACCGTCTTGAATGACGAGCGGTTCAGTGCTCTCGAAAAGACGGAGAAGATTCGCCTGATCACCCGTACCCGTAACACCCTGTCAGGAGCTGATGGTTCCGCAGGATTTGGAACGGCAAAGATGGAATTCATCAACAGTCAGTTTGATGGGATTGATGATCCTGATGAAGCCGTACAGATGAAATACCAGTTGCTCACCCGTGCATCTTCTAAGGAAGAGCGTTCCTACATCAAGGAAATCTATAGTCGTGGCAAGTTCGTAAGCCCCTATGCAGATCCTGGATTTAGAATGGGTAAGCAGATCGTTCAGTTGGCTCACAAGTCCACTGATTCGTTTATTGGCAGTGACACTTATGGTCCTGCACTTCGTAACTTCCAGAAGGACTGGTCCGAGACATTCTACCTGTCTGGCGATGAGTTGGCCAAGAGATTCCCTGAGGATATCCCTGAGGAGTCCAAAGGTAAGAACATGGCTCGTCTCCCCCTTCGTGTGAAGGAGGCTATTGCTACGAAGATCGCTGATAAACAAGCCACGATCATGAACAACGCCAACAAGCAATCACCTGGATTGTCTGACAGTTCACGTCCTGTCAATCCGAATAGTAATCGTACATTGAATAACAACGAAACTGTTAGACAAGGCGATATTACAATCAAGAAAGTTCCCGAGACAAAGTGATAGATTATGCCAACATACGATATTAACGGTTTCACATACCGATCCCCTAGGGAGTTAACCGAGTCCGAATTGATGGACTTGGCTAACAGCCTGAAGGCATCCGGTGCGTTGGATCCCGAAGCCCGTAAGCAGGAAATCACTGGTCGGGATCAACTCAAATCCAACACAGGTCTGCTAGACGCCTATCGTACATACTACAAGCGTATCAACGGTAAGGAATTTGCTGGTGATAACGAGCAGCTAGTAGACTCTTACACACAACAGATGCGGGACTGGAATCTGAATACAGGTTCCCTCATGGCTCTCTCTGGTCGCTTGGCTGGAAACAGCTTCGATGAGAAAGAGCGTCAGGCTGTCGCTATCATGTGGGACACCTGGGATCGAACCGTTCCCTTCTACAAACAGAAAGATGGCAAGTGGCAAGCCCTAGGGCAAGCTGCATATTCCATCGTCACCGATCCAACCAACGCCATCGGCCTGGTGTCGCTAGGAACTGGTACAGCCGCAGGTGTGGCTGCACGGGAAACAGCAAAGCTAGGTGTGCGTCAGCTCATCAAACAGTTCGCTGTTCAGGGCGTGAAGTCCGGTGCGATCCAAGGTGCGATCGATGCCACGGTCACCAACACCCTCGAGCAGAACGTCAAGATCAACCTTGGTCGTCAGAACGAGTTCTCCGCAGGGGAGCTGGCTGCCTCTACCGCCATAGGTGCGGCAGGTGGCGCAGTGATTGGTGGAGCCTTGGGAGCAGGGCAGGGGGCTGTGAAAGGTGCCTTGACCAAGAACGTTCCCACCGAGGTAGCCGTAGATACCACTAAGGTGGCTGGCAACGTCGTGGATGAAGCTGCTCCAGCTCGTACCCTTGATGATGCCAAAACGACCCTTACCGCTGCCGAGAGGTTCGCTCAGGATTACAACGATCCTGCCGTAGCTGGTGCTCGTCGTGAACAGGCTCGTAAGGATTTCTACAGTGGCGTGGCTGATTCAACCCGTCGTGCCTTTGAGCAAGAAGGCGATCTCGGTAAAACCGTGTCCTTCGCTGAAGCCACCCAACGGTCGAGCGAATTGCTAGATCGTATCGGAGTGGACGATTATGCCGATTTACCTAATGTAGTCAATAAGTTAGAAGGTTCATTTAACACGGGCAAACTAGGTGTTACGGATCTTTCTACCCTTACGGCTACCGTTATTGGTGTGGAAAATCATGCCTTTACGAAGTTTCGTGAGGCTGTAGCCAACAATAGCCCTGATACCATTCGCTTGTTTGAAGCTTATGAGAAGGCAGCAAAACTGTCTTCACACCTGTCTAATCAACAGGCTCGCTCCACAGCTTTCCAATATCGTAGGATGAGAGAGATCCTTGATCCTCTGACCTATGCGGAAGCCGTTGAACTGGCTGCCAAGAACCCCACAGGGATCGAGGCTAAACAGCTTCAGGATCTGATCAATGATCGTCTCAAGCGTGGAATCAATGTAGGCATTGGCACTCTCAACGAGTTCTGGGTTCATAACATTCTAGGCTCGGTCAAGACCCTTACGGTCAACACCATGGGTGGTCTGTCGGTCGCTCTCACAGAGCCAGGCAGTCGAGCATTGGGTGGTCTCCTACAGGGTGACCTCAACATGACTCGCTCCGCTCTCAGAGAGTGGACTACGATGGCAGGAACCATCCACCAATCCATGCTCTATGCGTTGAAATCGTTCTATAATTCAAAGACTTATGTTGATGGACGTATCACCAACGAGCTGGCTGAAAAGGGTCAGGACGTGTTCATTGGAGATAGGGATCTACCCCTCCATGAAATGATCCAGCCTTGGAAGTTCGGATGGATGAATAGCTTGGGCAACCTTAACCGTTTCATTGGTAAGCGTGGTATGCAAGCTACCGATGAGCTTCTCAAGCAGATGGCTTTTAGAAGCCGTGTGATGGGTCTAGCAGTTGACGATAACCTCGCCAAAGGGATGACCTATGGAGATGCTGTCAAAGCCGCTAAGATCGATGCTGAGAAGGCTCTGAGTGATCAGCTTGATGCTGTCGCTCAAGGTAAGATGACGGACAATCCGATTGCTAGAAAAGCTCTGGAGTATGCTCAGTACGCTACCTTCCAGAACGATCTCTCTAGCGATGTCATTGGACAGTTCGGTAAGAGCGTGTCTAAGTTCCGGAACAGCCATCCAATCTTTACCCAGTTGATGCCGTTTATCAGAACACCATTCAACATTATGGACTTCGTAGCTGAGAAGACCCCGATCCTACAGAACATCACCTCACGTCTACGTGATAAGATGTCTGCGGGTGGGCGTGAGGCTGCTGAAGTTGAAGCTGCAATCCATATCTCTTCATTGATTATGGGATCCGCAGTCCTCCTGACCTTCACGGATATGATGGAAGGCCCAGGACCACTACAGCCTGGTTCAGCCCTCAAGGTTGACAGAGCGAAGTCCTCTGTGGCTCGTGGCACTGGCGTTCAGCCTTACTCCGTTCTCATTGATTCGGAAACGGGTCAGAGGGTTCAGATCAACCGTATTGACCCCTATGCCCGTCAGTTCACTCTAATGGCTAAGGTCAAGGACATCTACAAGTATGGCACTAAGGCTGATCAGGACGCTGTTCTGACTGGTCTAGCAGGAGCAATGGCAATTAACTTTGCTGAGATGTCGTCTCTGTCTGGTATCAAGGAAGCCATTGAAATCTTCCAATCGGATAAGACTGCAACACAAGCCATTGGACGTAAGCTCGGATCATTTGTTCCGTATTTCCGTCTGATGAATGACATCTTCGGTGATGATTACAAAGCTGCCTACACGATTGTGGACGAGATCCATAAGAACATTCCTGTTGTAAACAGTAACATGGATGTTCGCAGGAATCCTGTGTTTGGTACTCCGATCCAACGATCAGATACCCTAGGTTTCCCCATGTCACCCCTTCCGGTGGACAAACAGTCCTACGATGAGGTTGACAAGGAGCTAGTCCGTTTGAATCTCGGTATGCTTCCTCCTGAAGCCAAACTGTTTGATGGACGTATTGATCTTACAAAGATGAAACATCCTAACGGTCGTACAGCATATGATCGCTATCAGGAACTGGTAGGAATTGTTAAAGCCCCGAACGGCAAGACTCTTTATGAGTCCATGAGAGATACCATCCAAGATCCACGGTATCTTGCAAACCTCACCGATCCTGAAAGTGAATTGGGTGTCTATGAACAAGGCGGTAAAGCAACAGCTCTCAAAAAGATTGTTCGTGAATACCGTAAGTTGGCTTTGAATTATCTAGCCAGTGAAGAGATGCCTAAGCTGAAAGATCAGCTCAATGCTGCCTACAAATCAAACAGAGCAGCAAACTCCGTGGGAGCCAAGAGAGCATTAGATAACCTCTTGAACCCACCTAATGATGATTAATTTATCGCCCCCAGGTAACACTGGGGGTTTTCTTTTGGAGATATTTAAGTGCCTTATAGTTACGTACAATATACTGGTAACGGCTCCACCACTAATTATGCTTTCTCATTTCCCTACCTGAATGCCTCGCATATCAAGGTACGGGTGAATGGAGTTCTTACGGCTTTTACGTTCTTGAACTCAAGCACTGTCACCATCTCTCCCGCTCCTGCTAATGGAGCAATTATCGACATTCGAAGGGAGACTCCTAAAGACAACCCTCCAGTTGACTTTACGGATGGCTCGGTGCTGCTTGAAGCGGACCTAGACCAGCTCGCAAAGTTTAACCTCTACACCGCCCAAGAGTCATCGGATGGTGTATCCGATTCGATCACGAAGGACACTCTAGGCGTATGGGATGCACAGTCCCGTCGTATGAAAAGCCTAGCAGATCCTGTTAACGCCAATGATGCCGTCAATAAGACATGGGCTGAAACTGGGATGACCTCTCAGTTGGCTTCTGCGATCACACAGGCTTCCAATGCCTCTGCCTCCGCAAGCTCGGCTTCTGGCTCTGCCTCTACGGCTACAGCTCAGGCTACGATTGCAACCACGAAGGCTTCTGAGGCTTCTGCCTCGGCTCTGGCTGCTTCTGGTTCGGCTACC